CTTTTTATAGGCGTCTATTTAATAAATAAATATGCGCCTATTAAGTATGCTATAATTATATTATTTATTATGTCATTGTCAACCCATAAAGGCAATATGACCACAAGGAACATCAAAACCGTATGCCAAACCGTAGGCCGGCCAATCCCCTGTTTTGAGTTAGAATAGTGATAGCAATGCTTTATAATTTTAATTTGGAGGAGGCTGTCTCCTTCGAATAGACAAACACACAAGGGCAGTTTAGAGAAGTCCTTGTAAATGCTCAATTCCTCCAAGCGGCATCGAAAACGTAGGCGAAAACGTAGGCATTAGATTTTATTTAGCCGCTAATGCAGCTATTTACAGGACGTTACAGATTTAGTTCGGCAGATAGGGTATCTGTCGATATAGAGGCACAGCAGCGATCAGCGATTAGCAGAGAGGAAGGACGGCCACAATAGACGGGACACAACGAGAGGTAAACGGTCATAAGGTACAAATACCCTGCCCATGTCCTTAAATCGTCTCTGAGGGCTTCTATCGTGGCCGTTATCTCCCCTCCCCCCTCTCTTGCTCTCTCTGTTATAATATTCATGTTTATATTGTCCATGTATTTATAAATGACAAGCGGCTTATATTTGACACACAAAACGACACACAGCACAAAACGCGAAATGCGTAAAACCTTAATTGAAGCTGATTTATAAATGCAATTCGGTGGATCGCTACTCCATCGAATTAAGGCCGCTATTGTCTAACATCTGCGTCAATTATTGCCCTGCAACAGATAAGGCCGATAAAGGGGAAAGGGGCTCGTGCCTCCTCCATCCTCTCTCTATTCTGCCTTGGACATCCCCGCAAACTCCAAGAAACGCTCTATCAGACGTTCCCCTATTGCAACCCCGGCGGCATCGTCCGTAACGTCTGGCAGTCCGCCACTGATCTTGTCCCAGATAAACGCCCCGTCTATAACATCAAAGACGGCCTCCAATGCGTCCGGGCCGTCTCCATAGACAGACAATAACGCCGCGCCCAGATATGGGATCGCCGCCCGCCATAGTCCCGCATCAAGCCGGGAGGGTGTGTCTGCCCCCGTCAGGCAGAACATGAGCCGGTCAACAACACCCAGACGCTCCAGCTTCCCGGCCAGAAGTTCGATATCAGACCTGATATCCTCCCCCATGATCCCGGCTCTTCCCGTTACGTCCATCACGTCTCCCCCTTCAATGTTGATCCCGTTTAATTCATTATATGGGCTCTGCACTCTCAATAACGCCACAGAAGGGAGACACACAACCGGGGCTCTCTCTCCGTCTCGCTGATCTCTCCAACCCGTGACAAACTGTCCCGCCTTTAGACTGCCCACTCCCTCAAAGTGTCGCAGAGAGTAAGCCGGAAGTGAACGTCAACCTGTCGGTTATCCCGACAAGTTCAACCCTCCAACTGTTCGGAAAAACCGAACAACTCAAACTCCGCAAAAGGTGTCGATGTGCAGGGGACAAGCAGGCAACTGGCAGCCAGATTTACTCCGTAAACTGTGCGCCATCTGCCCGCTGTCCACCCATCGACAACCCCTCCGGGTGTCTCTCAGGTGTGCTATATCCTCGCCTGTTTTTGCCCTGTTAGAAGGGGGACAGCCTGACCGTTTATCCCCCGTTTATTCGGTGCGTTTCCCCCCATCATTCGCCGTTTATTGACCAGTTCTGCGGTGCGCTTCTACTCGTTACCAAAGGCACTACAAACGCCCCCAGAACGTCACCGAAACCACTAACATAACCGCGCATTAACTGCGCTCAGAGTGCCCACGATTTGCCGATAAGAAAGGGCATGATTTGATAGCCAAACAGCCCCCACTTTTTAGAAAATATAGGCGCGTCTCCGCGTGTTTCGGGGCCGCTGGAGGGGAAGCACGCCACAGACTTTTTGACCCCCTTCCCCCCGCAGATAGTATGTCCTCAACCACTACTCAACCCTCACAAAAACAACCTGAAAAAACCTGAACAAAACGACCTCAATAAACGCCTCCAGAACGCATCAAAAAGTAATCAAGGATAGATTACACGTCCCCCTTATTTTCCGTTCAATCTGTGCCGTCCTCGCGCGTCCTCCGAGTGAACAAAAAGTATAACAAAGTCACTCAAAACCACGGGGCAAGCAGGCAACTGTCCGACACTCCTACTCCGTAGGCCGTCAGACATTCGCCGCCTTGCCCCCTAATCGACCACCGCTCCGCGTGCCTCTCAGGGTAAAGAAAAAGGGGAGGTTTTAGTCTCCACCTCCCCATACTTAATCTTGCCATTTGAAGATCACCGGCTCCGCCTGTTTGACCTCCACGCGCTCCAAGTATTCCCCGGTCATTTTGTTTAGAACATCAACCGCCCGTATCCGTTCTTTCGTCCCCTCATTAGCGTTACGGGCCATCATAGTTAATAGTGCCATCCGTTCTTCCCTGTTCATGATTAGCACATTGCGCCGCGCCTCCTCCCGTTCTTGGATCGCTTTTACAATGTCAGGTTTTGTTAGGTTCTCGCGCCCGATAGCCCGCGCCGTTCGTGCGCTATACCCTGCCACTATCGCCGCCTGTGTCGCGTTCCCGGAGTAAGCATCCACAAACGCCCTTTGCCGTGCCGTTAGGTTCCCTGCCATCCTTCCTCACCTCCTTTATGCCACTCTTCTAATGCCGCTGTTCTCCCGCTGTTCTCAGGGAAGCTCATCCCATTCCCACTCATAGTCCAAAAAGGCCTTTTCCATCTGGGCTCGTTTCTTAGCTTGCTCCTCGCTTTCTTGTCTCTTAGGCTCTGGGGGATCCAAGTTAACTCCAATAGTCACCAAGGCAACAGTCATATCATCATCGCTTAGCCCATCAGCCGCCCGGATCGCGGCTCGTTCTTCTAAAATGTCCCTTAGTTGTTGGTCTTTTCTGGAAAGCTCTATCAGTAAGACCGCTTCTAACTCAGGTTCTTGTTCTAACTTCACCGTAAGCCCCCAAAAACATATCCCTTGTTTTTTACTCGACAGTACAACGCGGGGCCGTCCCTGCTTATCTTCCCCCACGATATAGGATATCTTACACTGGCGGCAACTCTCCCTAAACGCCCTCGCCATAGAGGCCAGCGTCCACTTATCCATACGCTTAAATCTTTGTGCCTTTAGGGGAAAGACTTTCTCTGCTCCCTTGCTCTCCGTCTCAGGTTCAGGCTCAGATACCCCCGGCCTTATTCCCCCTACCGGCTCCGCTGTCTCTGTCGATGTGTCGCCGCTGATCGGCGACAAGTGCGCCACCTCGCCCGCCGGTTCAACATCAAGGGCAAGGTTCCCGTCCGTCAATGGGGGCTCTGTTTTACTGACATCCCATCCTGACCAATCAATAACCACAGGCATTAGAACATTCTCCCTGACTTCGCAATCTCTTTACCTGCGGTTTCAACGCTCCGCGCCCATTCCTCATCCGCCTTGCGCTCTTGTTCGTCTGCGTCTGTATCGCACTCAAAGAAGTTAAACGCCGGGTAATAGCTCAGATATACCCCCTTCTTATAGCCGGTTCGGTTCTTCATAACTTTAACGTGTATCCCTTGCGGCTTCCCTTCCTCGCCGCGCCTGTTCATTCGGTTTATCAGGGCTGCCACGCGCCGCCCCCTCTGCCCTTCTTTCTCGTCCCCTATTCTGTACTCCATGCCCTGATACTGTAACCCGATAAGCACATCCGCGCTATACTCCACCGCGCCGGACTCCTTAAAAGCAGACGGGTTCAAGGGTTCAAGATAGTTCTGCCGGTTAAAGCTGCTTATCATAAAAACGGGGATCGACAGATCACGAGATAACCGCTTCAATGAAACGACGTTATAATCAATGTTCTGTTTGTCTGTCCGGCCTTTAGTGTCCTCTGCTGGCACAATCTGAAGGTAATCACAAAGCACGACAGGACGCCGCCCGGTTATCTCAATATGCCTCTGCGTTGTCTCCAACATCTGGCCGACAGTAACATCCCCCACGCCCTCAACAATGAAGATGTTATCTGAATACTGAGAATAGGCCGTTACTGCCTCCATAATGCGCCGCTTACCTTCATCGCCATCTTTCCCATAACAGCTCCCAGACAATAGCTCCACCGTGCTATAAGCCATCCGACCCGGCGACATTGCCTTTCTCGATAGCTCGTAGGTTATCCGGCTTACCGACCTCGCTATAAGTTCGGTTCTGGCCATTTCCAAACTGAACACTAAAACGTCATGACCCGCCGCGGCTATATTGTCCATCATCTGCATACAGAACGCCGTCTTACCTAAAGACTGTATCGCCCCCAGAACATACAGGCCGGGACGCAAGCCGCCATTAAGCACCTTATCCAGAGTATGAAAGCCTGTAGGGAAAGGATGTGTCTGTTCACCTGTCTTGATACGGTCAACAAACGCCTGAAGGTCTGCGCTTGCCGATACTGTGGAGAGGTATTCTTTCCGCGCTTCCTCTCGCCGCTCCTCCTCTGGCCTCATCGCATAGGCTATAGCTGCCTTGACGCTCTCAGTAAACGCCGCCCGGTCTTTCATTAGTGCCTCGTTCGCGTCCTTGCACCCCATAGGCGGTTTGTAGTCCGTGAACACTATCCCCTCAGCTCCAAGGGCTTTCTTCAACTCCCGGCCATTCTTCCCGCCTGTCACATCGTTATCCAATGCCACAATGACAGGATACTTTTGAGGATGTGCCTTGACTGCCTCAAAGACGTTACGCCACTGCCCCGCGCTCCCCGCCGTGATCGCCTCGCCGCCCACGTCAATAACGCTCATAGCGTCCAACTCGCCCTCCGTGATAAAGACAGGCCCCTTGGCCGCCATCAACGCCCCTGCATTGAATACGGCCTTGCCCCGGCTCCCTACCTGCTGTTTTTTGAATTGATCCTGTCCATCCGGGATTGTCGCCCTCGTGTCCCGCGCAATATAGGACACTGCCCCTGTTGGAATGATAAGCCGTGGCGTGGCCGGTACTCCATGCGGGGCTTTAGGGTGCCTCCACTGAGCAACAAACCCAACCCTAAAACGGTTCAAGGTTTCAAGGCTGATCCCTCTGTGATAGTCCGTCTCTGTAAGGTGTTTATTTGCCTGTAGAAAGAAAGCCTCCATACTATCAGCTTGCCCCGGCTCAGGCTCTTTATCTAAATCCTTGAAGTCCTCCGCTGCCGTTGCCCTGCGCGTCATGCCCCTTGGCCTTGACGGTTCGTCAACGTCAATCCGAAACTCTCGCCGCGCTGCTTCAAACTTGCCCTTATGGTCTGTCTCTGGTATCTGTTCGATAAGTCCGATAATGTCTATCACATCTGCATTAGTGAAGCATCCAGTCCAGCAGGTGAAGTGTCTCCCGTCCTTCGTAGTTACCCCGGTTCCCTTATCCCCGGTTCCGCTACCACAAACAGGGCATACCCAGCCCTTGCCGCTCTTGTCCCGTCCCCATGCCTCATCTGCATACTCCCGGCTATGTTCGTGAATGTACTCCAATGCTTCGTCCCGTGTCATCTGTTCCTCCTCGTTCTATGGCCTCTAAAAGAAAGGCCGGGTTCTTTTCTCTACAGGCTATTTTCCCATCGCGCGGGGCTCCTGTGAAGGAAGCCCCGCGTGTCGATTAAGTTATTAGATTATTAAGTTATTAGAGTTTTGAGGAGTTAGCAACCGCAATAGTTTATCCCCTATCTTTGTAACAGCTCGTCGTAATTTGCGTAACAGCTCGTCGTAATTTGCGTAACAGCTCGTCGTAATTTGCGTAACAGCTCGTCGTAATTTGCGGGAATTACTTACCTATATCTTGACTATTATTGACCTTATTTGATTTTACAGTCTTTTGTGTATCTTCCTCATCGGCTGCCCCTTTTTTCCTTTTATGCTTAAAAGTTAATGTGAGGCTCTCAAGGTTCGATTCGACAGGTATAGTGTCTGCGTTGGCATCGAATATAAGTCCATACACCTCTTTGAGTTTTGTGTGTTCGTTCAATAACTTATATGCGCTCTTGAAATGACGAGATAGCAGTTGCCGCTTATTGGTACTCTCCTTTAGTCTGGCCTCAAAAACAGGATTACGCCGTATCAGCTCCGCAGCGTTAATGTGTGCTTCTGTCCCCCCTGCTTGCTCTATGAGTGTCGCAATGTTCATAGCTGTTAGGGCCGCGTCTTTGTTACGCGCTAAATCAATAGACGGCAGCACGAGATAGGAGTGACGCGGGTGCATCGCTGGGACGCCGCGCCTTGTTCGAATAACGCGCCCGCTCTTATTGCGTTTAATCGCGCTCTCATGTAACTTGAGTGCCAGATAGCTTAAATACGGGCTCTCAAAGGATATTGTATTTGTCTTGCTATCGTACCCCCTGAAGTTCAACACAGGGTAATAGCTCTCTCTCCTCTTTTCGCCGTAATAGTCAGAGATAACGCCTATAATATTCCTAAATGCCCATGTCTCATTGATTACCTTGTCAATTTGATGTCCCGCAGTGGCGTACCCGCCACCGGTTAATTCTCTTAACAAGTCCGGCAGATAGAATGTCACAGGCATAAAAGTTAATTCCTTCCTCAGACTCTCTTCATCTGCGATTTTCCCCTGCTGGAACTCTTTTATCTTCCCTTCAAACCCTTTTAGAATGACGCTGTAGTAATACCGCAGCAGAGTTAGGTTTATCTTGTCTATCCCTTCTTTTGTCGCTGCTTTTCTTAAATGCGCCTCTGTGAACTCTTGTCTGCCGCCACTATCATCTTCAAAGTACAGTAACCCGTCTTTGAACTGCAACCTATCGGCCGTGACTGTATCTAATAGCTCTAAATGTGCGTTGCCGTCTGCTAACATACTTACCCCGTATTCAAAGCCGGGGAATGAGATGTTGGCAATTACATCAGGTAAATGTGCTATTGCCCCTGCTTTCCTTTTCGTCCTATATTCTGCGTTTTCTCCGCCATCACTCTTTTTTTTTTGTTCAACCCCATAATAGACTTCGCCACATCTATCTGATAGCTCCTTAATAAGTGCTATCCCTTCCTCCTCGTTAAGCTCTGGCCGCAGGTGCTTTACCTTCCCCCAAACATAAGCCAAAATAATCTTCTCGAACTCAGGTGATACTATCCAGTCTTTGACGTTATCCCGGCCATTGATGAAAGCCATTTTTAGCGTTAGAGATACTCCGCTAAGGTACGGTACAGCTCCCCTCATAAGTTTTGTATCATCATCGCCAAGTTTGGCAAGACGGATTATTTTGGTAAGGCCTTGAATGGCGTCGGGATTAGAGGCAAGACGTCTCGCCATATCTTCTATATCAGTCTCAAAATCTGCAAACGGTATCTTAGTATTCATTCCCTCATCTTCTCCTTACCGGCCATCTAAAGAAAAGGCCCCGGCCAAGGGGCCGCCGTCAGTTTGCCCTAAGTATAGCTTGCCCAGCGTCGCCGCGATCAGCGCGTTATCTTTTGCCGCGTCCCATAGTAACGCCCGGCACAGGACGCGCCCCCTCGCGCTCAACTGCGACCAAACCGATAACAGCTTCAACCCTGCCTCCGCGCTGTTCATTGTGCCGCCCCTAACAACGCTTTCTCGATAATGTCATCAAAGGGGGACGGTTCCGTGTTGATTGGCTTATCGCTCCAATTAAAGTTTTTGAGAGCGAATATAGCCCCTGCCGCGTTTTTCCCATTTCTTAACGCAAGCTCATAATCATGTTCCACTCGCAATTTTGCCTTTTTTACCGTGTCCGAAAATTCGGGCCGCTTCATATACTCCCTTAGTGTGTCCCTCGACGAAAAGCCCAGTCCCAGACACAGGCCGGTTATCGTCAACGGCTCCCCCGTCTGCTTACAGTCCGTAAAGTATGCCTCTGCCCGTTCCTCAAACTCATCAACGCTCTGTATCTTTCGCGGCCTCCCCGCCGTCATGCTATCGCCTCCAATGCTCGCCACAATGCCCCACAGCAGCCTTTAAGGAAAAGGGCAGGGGATTTATCCTCTTTGCCGTTTTGCGCCCGTCCTGGCCCGTCTATTGTGGCCTGTCGGGGCCGGGTGCTACCCATCTGTACGCGGGGGGCTCCGGTGTCTCTGCCGTTGTGAAGGATAAAAGACCATTCCCCTCATCTACCGGAGTACAAAGCCTGACCTCTATATCTGCCCCTTTGCCTGTTCCCTTTGGAGTTATCAAGAGTCCGCGCCCCTCCGGGATCGGGTGAGATAGCGCAATAGTGAGTTTATCCCCGTCCGGCAACATGACCTCCTCGACAGGGCCGTAGAAGGTTTCACGCCACGCCGGGACTACTATCATTGCCCCGCCGACCGCTTCAAGCCCTGCCCATACATCATCAAGAGTTAATGGGGCTTCCTCCTGTGATGCTGTGTCCCTGTAATCGTCGATATTGACTAAGTTCATGCTATGCCCCCTCTTGCTGTTTAGCGACAAACTCATCAATGAGCTGAGTTATCAGCCCTGTTACCGTCACGCGCTTACCCGTTTCCGCTTGCATCCTTCCCGCTATCGTGTTTAATGCCGTGATCGTCGCTGGCCTCAACAGCAGGTTAAAGTGTGTCTTTTTCTCCGTCGTTTCCATCTTAGGCCGTCCCCGTCCTCTCTTTTTAATAGGCGTCTCTTTATTCTCAGGAATAAAGGTATTATCATGCGCCTTATTATTGATATTATCATGCGCCTGTTTATTCTGAATAAAAGAATTATTAGGCGTCTCTATATTGCCTTTATCATGCGCCTGTTTAATTGAATTATCAGGCGTCTTTTTATTATCTTCTTGCGCTTGTATTGGCTCAGGCTCTACCTTTTCTTTTATAGGCGTCTGTTTATTCTTTTTTTCATGCGCCTGTTTTTCTTTTTTTTCGTGCGCCTGTTTATCCTCCTCCTTTTCCGGCTCGTTAGGTTTGCTCCACATAGCCCCATACCCTTTGA